CCCATTTCTTTGGGACCGAAAAATCGGCAACCCTTGGTAAGTGAGGTCCAAAGGGGCTTGAATCGATCGTCGCGGACTCCGGGGAACCTCTGTTCAGAGGCCCTCGAAAGTCTGTTGGCGGCCGACATCAAGCTTTGTTCCGTGGTGAGGTCATCACGGAAATATGGAGGAGTTACTTCGTGTCCAGCATAGAAGTGACCACCGCAGGACTCTCTAAAGACTCCTGTATGGTGGCTCTTCTTTAGGTTCACCTCGAACCCTGCTTCGTTGAGGAAGTTGATGACCTCCTCAGCGCGACTATTGGGACAGATAATATCATCCCCGTAGACGGACACAGTTCCCTCATCTGCTATAGCCCGAACCAGACAGTAAATCAACACTGTTTCCAGTTCGAACGTAAACCCATTACCCATAGAGGATATTTTCTCATAAGTAACAGTTTCACTCCCAACGACTCCAACTGGCGAACGCGTAATCATCATCGCGCTAAGCCAGTCGTCGGGAAGCAGAGCTTCACACAAAGCGAGCGATACAGAATCGCTTGCTGAGCGGAGGTCTAAAGTGGCCAGATGGCCATCCCTAGAACCCTCCTGAGCCAATCGACGATGAGTCTCTTGTGCATCAGGACGAAGGAGCGCCACGCGCCTGCGAAGACGGTCTCGGATACAAACCCCGATTCCGCGCTGGAAAAACATATTCCAGTCAGGCTCGATCGCAATCACGCGATCGGTTTTGGCGTTCTTTGGGACGGTTGTAACCTTGTTCCCGGCGACAATCTCGATTTCTCGAACGTCGTCTTCACACCAGCCAGGAGTCATCCTGACGAATGCTAGGAACAAAGGAAGGCACTGCCTAGTGATGTGGGCACCAAATTCCCACTTATTAGGTCTATCAGCGTTGTGTCTCCGGAGTGAAGTAGTAGCTCCGGGGCCAAAGCTACAGTGCTTGACCGCGTGATCCCAGGAGAAGCTACCTAGGATCGAGCGGCACAAGTTGCGAGCCTTAGACCACGCGAGGGTGTTAACCCCCACGCGGTTATGGACATCGCACAGCCGCGCATTAGCACGGCCGCACTGGACCTCTGCCGCCCTGAATACCTCCAGGGCTGCCTCCACGCGATTCACATCGGGTAGGAGGAAGGGCAGCTTGCTGAAACTTTCGGACGCCCAGTAACGATCTCTGAATTCAGAAACATCCAGAGAGCCGTCAGTTGGAACATTCCGAGAATAAACAGCAAGATCAACGAGTTCATCTTCATCAAGGTACTCCGTAAAAGGGGCAACCTCGGCGAAGAACGACCTCATCGTAGTCATAGTCCGAGGCGATGCAAAAGCATGCGCCGAGGCTAGGCTGTGGAGATTTTGCTTTTCCACTTTTAACTCCATTGTTTAATTAAGGAGGTTTATGTAACAACCAGGGTAACAGCCGCCGCGTTATGCGGACGGGGTCACAAGGCTGGCAATGCTCGCCTGGAATTCAGGAGATGCTGCCAGATCCTTGATCTGCTTCGCCAGGTTGTCACGCTCAGCCGCGGACGATCGAGTGCTGACCGAGGCGACGATGTCCACGAAGTTCTCGTGGTTCACGCCGTCCGGACATTCACAAGACGCTGCCGCATCAACCGTCGGGAGCTTCAGCTTCCAACGCACCTTGACGTACGGGGAGTTCTTGGTGGCATCGTTCACAGTCGCCGTGAGGACATTGAAACCAGCCGGAGTTCCGGTGGTGCCCTCCAGGTAACGAGCGATCATGCCATTCAGGAAACCCCGAAAGGTGTAGACTTTGGTGTTGAGGGTGATAGCCATTTTGGGCCTTTATCTTTGGAACGGTGATTCCGCTTTTAGCGGAGAATCTGAGTAAGAAGAGCCAAACCTTTGGCCATCTTATCCAGGGACAACGGTGCTCGCAAGCTAGGGAAGGAAGCAGTAGGGAACGACCCGAGGGTCGTCCTGTAAAACTTCCAAGCCCTGTATTGCGGCCGAGCCAAGACGTTATACTTCACGTCCCCGTAACGAGCGGTGTTCCACTCGAGCTTGGCCGGACTAACTAACTTGGACCGAGACATCTTTGACACGCTACCTTCAGTAAAACGAAGATAGTTGGTCACGTCGAAAGTATCAACGTAACTACCGATAGGTAAGAACCAGTCGGCAACAAAGCTGTAAGGGACCTTCTCCCAGAGGACCGTTAATGGATTTTGCAATCCAAGACGGTTGAACTCTTGGGCGACCCAATCAGGCACCTTTGCGACTACAGAAACTTCGCATCGATGCTTGATATCGAAGTGGATGTCACGCCAGATAGTGGTTGCACCGCCAGACTTACCGGCGATAAAATCACTAGAGCTTGCGGAACCTTTCGCCGTGACTTGCGGACGGTGGAGATCGCGGTTAACAACTCGTGAGAGTTCTTGAGCCGCTCCTTCCACATCACTCATCAACGGTATCCACCCATAGCTCATCTCAAGGTAGCGGGAAGGTATTTTCTTCCAACTTTTTCGCCGGGCCCAATCTTTCGGGTTCCGATCCTTGAACTTACGGATTTGATTTGCAATATCCGTAGCAGCGCTGCCAACTAATTCGGCAGTCTGACGAGCTTCGGCAAGTGCCACCCCCAGATTGATCTTCTGGTCCTTCAAGAGAGAAAGGCATCTTAAGATGGCCTCTTTCTCAAGTCGGGCCGGCAGATCGGGGACATCGTCTTGAAAGACGCCCGGATTACCCGGAAAGCCCCCTTGGTAAGACCAACGATATCTGGGAAACGACGTAAGATCGGTGTAAGAGAACTCACACCTTTCCATCGTCGAAACCCTTCCAACGTGGGAGAAACCAAGAGGCGCCCTAGTTCCGTCGGCTCGCTTAGGCGAGCTTATGGACTTCGGACGACCTTGCCGTTTAGAAATCCAGTAACACAGCTCAGTATCTTGTACGTCCGTTGTCGTACCGAGGATTTGCATCCTACGGGCGACGCGGGTGTACAGGTCTTCTGAAATGCTAATGGCTGGACTTCCCATGCTGACTCCTCGTGCTAGGTTAGTTAACTAGCGCGAATCGCCGCGCATGCGCGGT